TCTTGAGCAAGTCGCACTCGTCCGGCAGATGTACCTTAATTCCGCGCCCCTCGGCAATGCCGATGAAGTATTCACATGACGGACGCTGATGGCTGTATTCGTTCTGAGCGCGCAGTGGCGACGACACCGCCATATCGACACCGTAAATTCCGATCTCCTTGAACCCTTCAAGAATCGCCAGCGCGATCATCCAGGAAATCGTGTTCGTGAAATACTTGCGCGGGAACTCTTTAAGAATCGCGTCAAGCGGGTACGGAACCGCGTGCGGGCAACAGTTCCACGGGCGCTGCATGTAGACGGGGATGTTGAGAGCGTTCAGGCTTTCGAGGTACGGCTGGACGAGTTGCCCGCGAAAATCAGGCTTTCCGCGGCGGAGGTATTGAACTCCGCCGAACGTGACCGAGTGCAGTTCGAACCAGCGCGTCCACGGAGCTTTCGGTAGGGTCAGGTGCAGGTTGTTTACGCCCCAGAACTCCCACTCAGCGGCGTTTCCAAATGGCGCCATTATCTTACTACCGGCGCACCCGACGATGGCCACCTTCTCTCGTTTTGCGATTTCGAATACTTTAGGAGTTGGAGTTACTACGGGTTGAGGTTGTGCAACGGGTTCAGGCTTGACTTCGAGCGTGTTTGTGATTGGCGCTTTCTGCTTTTCCTCTTGAACGTCTTCCATTCCATGCCCTCCATGTTTGGAAAATGAAAGGGAGATCTGTCGAGTTGTCGGCCCCGACAGACCTCCCTTGGTTAATCCGGCCGGGGATCAGCCGGCCGGAAGCAAGTTTTCAGATTTTCACATTAACTGGACAGCAACCCCGAGAAGGTCTGCGGGTTGTACCGTCCACCTTCGCGGATAACGACAACCGACTTCTGACTGGCGTTGGCTGCAGCCGAGAAATTCACCCCGACGTAGCGTTTGCCTGCCGTGCTGGTCAGGTCTTCGGCCTCAATGTTAAAACCGGCCACGCAGCGTTGGGCCAGAGCGCCAACATTGCTATACGTCGAACTAAAGCCAAGATTAGCTGTCGTATTGGATGCCAGCTTGACCACCAGTTGCACCGTCGAGGGAGTCGAACACTCAAGAAGACTACCGAACGCCTTGGTGCTTTCAATGGCGGCCCTTAGAGACTCCACCGACGGCTTCATGCCGTTGGCTTCAGAACTTCCAACCGTTGACCCGTAGTAAATCAAGGCGGTCGTCCATGCGCTTGAGTTGTGCGAGGCCGTAGAGGTCGTGTAAGAAAACGTGCGGCTGACCGTACCCAGGGATAGCGTCAGTGCGTCAAGAGCCGTGGTCGCCGTGGTGAGCGTGATCAGCATCTCGCGGCAGCCACGGGTCACGGGAATGGACGTGGTGACGGTCGTCCCGATATCCATCCCCGCTTTGCTACCGGCCGCAGTGGTCCCGGTCACGGTCGCACCTGAGGTTTCCCACAGGTCAATCACCTGGCTGGACACGCCCAGGGAAGAAAACACGCTGGCAATGAGCAGCGCCTTGTCGTAGTTCTGCATGTCATAGGGTTGAGACGCCGCCGCCACCGTGGTCAGCGCCAACTGTTCCACATCTACTTTAATCTTTTCGCTGATTTTAGCGTTCATTTATCTGTCACCTCCTATTAATTCAGCACGACAAACGGGCTGACAGTGTTAGCCACGGACCCTTCAAGCGGGATCGGCTCATTCAACCAGGGAGAACCATCCACGTTCCAGAAGACTTTGATCACGGTGCGGTTACTGGTGAAGTAGACATGCTCGGAGGCCAGCACGAACGGGCCGGAGCCGTCTTTGATAAGGTAGTAAGACAGGTCGGCCAGCACCAGGTCGCCGGCGGTCCCGAGAGCCACACTGCGCTCGTGGAACAGGACCGGGATGCCCATGAGGGAGGGGGGCACACCGGCGGCGGCGTTCTGAATCCAGAGGTTGTTGCTGCCGGCGTCCGCGATGGTAGCCAACTGCGGGATACAGGTCTGTGATGCAATCCAGACCGGAGACATCCCCTGCCGCAGGCGCGCATACATGCCAACGACATCGGCATACGCGATCTGGTTCGCCACGGCCCGGGCGACATTGACGCGGGCTGGAGATTGCAGAATCCCCAACGGTCGCGCCACACCGTTGCCGTTGTAGAACGCGGTTTCCTCGGCTCCGGTGACGGCCAACCGGAGTTGAGCGCTCAGAACGGCCTCGGCCGCTCCCCAGTTGCGAAGCAGTTTGTCGGTCACGATGATGTGGCCGGCGACTTCGTGCGGTTTCAGTTTGATTTCCGTCACGCGCATGTTGGTCTCGGGCTTGGTGTCACCCTCACCGATCCACTGCACCGTAACTCCGCCGTACATATTCTGCGCGGCGCCCTGGTTGAGAGCGGGCATGGACACCTCGGAATCGGGAGGTGAACCGGCCGGGATGATGGTCGCGCGCGGGCGGAAAATGGCCTGCTGTGGAGTGACCTGCAACAGGGTTTCACGGAACTGTGTCGGGACCGCGAAACCACCCTCGGCACCAACACCCATTGACGATCCGCGTGACTCAAGGTTTTCGAGGCGCGGGTCATTCGGCGCAAACCGCACCGAGTGGAGAAACTCACCCAGCGTCTTGAACTCCTTCGGGTCTTCGGCCCTCTTGGTGGCGGCCGGGATCGGGATGGAGCGCCGCGTTTGACTCATGGCGGTCTTCTCGTCTTCCAGCTTTTCGCGCTTGGCGATGTCGGCCTTGATAACCGGCAGCGAGGCGTCAAGGTCGGAAAACTCCTTCTCCTCGGCCTCGTTCAGATTCCGCTTTTCAGCGTCGGCGGTGTTCAGCAGAGCGTCCATGCGCTCAATGGCTTTCGCCAACTTATCCCTAAGTTCCTTAATCATGTCGTGTCACCTCTCTAAATTGATTTTGAACCGTCTTCGCATGTTTGGTATTTTGTTCCATGTCGGTTCAGGTTCGTTAAGAGTTTTTTGCCATTCCTCATGTGACCGGACTGCTACGTCTGTTTCCTTGTAAAAGGGGAACGTGACAGGCGACACGTCCCATAGCCGCACCTTCTCAAGCGTGCGGATGTCGAGGGCATTGCCCTCCGAATTGTGCTCCCAGGAATCCTTAACCACCTGGAACCCAAATGACATCTGGTTGATGTCGCCGCGCTCCAGGCTGACGAGCAAGTCCCGCGCAACTTGCGTATCGGGCGGTACAATTTCGATTTGTAGACCGCGCTCGTCCTCGGCCAACTTCAATGTACCGGCCCGGTTGCGACCCAGAATCATGTTGGGGTCGTGGTTGAACAGCGCCCGCACGTCGTCCGTCTGGATGCTGTCCGCAAAGGCCCCCGGAGCCACTTTCTCGCGGAACCACCCGCCGTCACCGACCACATTAAAAACAGCCGCGTGGCCTATGATGCGAAGCTGCTTGGCCTCGCGGGAAACCCGCAACTCGGAAACGTCAAACGTCCGTTGTTCGTGTTTCATTTCACTAACTCCTGTCTTGAGCCGATCATATCCATCGCGTAGTGAATATCGAACTCAGATAAAAACGCACCGTGCGTGAAGCTATCTCCCGCAACAGTGGAATCCCTGAAAATACGAATATGGAGCATGGACGATATCCCGTCTTGGCTGGTAGTCGGCGTCAACGGGTCGAAACTGGTAATGTAGTGCTTGTTGACTTCTATCTGCTCGTTCGGATACGATGTTGATGCGTAGACAGTGGACGCGGCCGGAAATGTGCTGCCGATTTCGGCCCACGTGTATTCAATCCCCCACCGTACCTGATGACCTGCCACCGATGACTCGGTGGTTGCAAACCAGTGCATGTGCGGATATATTGCACTACCGTCCCACGCGTGTGGCATCTGCACCGAAACGTATAACTCCTCCTGCGTCGTTGGCGAAAACCACATCGCTCGCAGTCCACCCGAAAACGTCGAATAGGCTGGATCTTTTACTCCCGCCGCTTTGATGGAATCGGCCGGAAAGCGCAAATCCTCCCACATTACCCAACTGCTGCCGACTTCGGGCCCATTGCCGAGAAAAGAGTTGACCTGCTCGACTCCGCTTTCGAGATTGTTTAGTAAATGACGGCTGCGCGGGTTGTTCGATGGAGAGTTCCCGATTTCCCACGTTGAGCGCTTATACATTAAGCGTTGCCCTCGTCAGGTTCTTGCGGTTCATCGGCCATTTCCTTTGTCGTGATCGCCGGGTTCTCGAACTCGTCGCCGCCGTCAACCGGGTTTAGGTTTTCTTTAGCTCTGACCTCGTTCCGCGTCATCCAGGTGTTCTGCAATGCCGATGCGTAAGCGGTGTATCGGCTCTGGGTATCCCCTCGGAGCAAGCCGTCAAGGTTAAACTCGGCGAAGACGCCAGCCTTTCGGTCCTGGTCGCTCAAGAGGTATTTGTTTATGCTCTGCTCGATCCGGGATACCCAGGGCCGAAGCGTGTGTGTGACAAACGAAAGCATAAACTGCTCGGCGCTGGCATAGGTGCTATTGTTGTTGCTGTGGCCGATCAAAATGGACGGGACGCGGAAAATCCTGGCGATTTCCTCAACTTGAAACTGGCGGGTTTCCAAAAACTGCGAGTCGGCGTTGCTCATTCCGACCGCCTTGGCGTCCAGGCCCTGCTCAAGCAGCAGGACTTTGAATTTGTTGTCGCCGCCCACCGCCGCCTGGATGCTCTCGCGCAGGCGCTTATGGGACTCCTCGTTCAGCTTGCCGGGAGTTGTGGCGACAAGCGATGTCTGAGCCCCGTTGCGAAAGAACGTCGCTCCGTGGGCTTCTGACGCCTGAGCCAGCCCTATCGACTCACGCGCCATAGCAAGAGGGCTGATACCCGTAATGCCATCGGAAGAAAGCCCCTTGATGTGCCAAATCTCCGAAGCGTCAAATAACTGCTCGGATCCGACCCCCGTAAGCTCTGGACGATAGCGATAAGTGATCTTAGGTGCGTCAAAATCACCAGCAACCTCGACTTGCATGTTGGCGGGATTGAGCGGCACGAAACCCTTAACCCTCGCCGCCTGGTCGCGCACGATGAAACTGTAAGCGTTCCCGCGGAGCGCCACATGGGACGTTTCCATCTCGAAAAACTCAAACTTCGTCTGCCACGGGTTAGGCGAGTCGTGCAAGATGGTGTAAAGCGGGTGCGTGGTGTTGATTTCCTTGCCGCCATCGGCCAGCCTGCGATAGACCTGGAGCGGCAAGGATGCGACCGTCTCGGAAATAACGCGCACGCAGGCGAAAACTGCCGATGTGTATAGTGCGGTTTCTGGCGTGATTGAGAGGCCGGATTTGCTTAAATGGCTGGTGAGACGCGCCACCCAATGATTTGGATCGTTAAGACTGCGCTTCTCGGATAGACGGCGTGCGAAATTCGCTATTTTCCCCATGATAGCAGGGATTATAGCAAATTGTTAATGTGGTATGCTAAGAACAGATATACAACTAATAGATATTTTTAATTTTCGTCAACCTCATCAGATACCCTGACAATACTGATAACGCATTCCCGCTCAATCCGCATCAACCGCGGCCCGATGCGGATAAAGCCGAGCCGTCCGCTTTCACACCAGCGGTAGATCGTCGGCAGCGACACATCGAGCATTTTCGCTACCTCGTCCGGCCGGAATAGCCGTTTTTCAGGTATGTTAAATGCAGATGTTGACATTTAAACCCCTACTTTAAGAGTTGTTTCTTA